CCACGTTACACTCCTAATAGACTTTTTAACGCGGCTCCTTTAGGTACATAGATTGTTGCACCCGAAACGAAGTCGTAAATAGGATCTTCCATAGTATCCATATTTCGTTGACAAAAGACCCACCATAACCCTGGATTACCATACATATCATAAGCTAGTAAGTCTGGTCTTTGATTGTACTGTGGTTCAATTGTATATTTTACATCATCACTCTGTGCAGGTATAGTTCTAATTCTGAATAAATCTAAATATTCGTTAGTTTTGTTCAGCGGTGTTCCAGTCCAAGGAGTTGATTGTTTATATTCCATTAAATGAACCCTCCTTTATCTTTAACATATCCACCGTTAACATATTTCTGTAAACTAAATTGTTCAATTTCTCTTCTGCTGTATATCGGTTGAACTGTTACAGTAATTAAACTTTGTGCAGGTGCCCAACCTATACCATATCTTCTATCAACAGTTTGCGTATGTGTTGAAGATGAATGGTTAGCAGGATGTCCTGGAGAGTTACTTTGACTAGCTTGACCTTGTGTTTGTGCAGGATCAGGTATACCTGTTGCAACATAGTCAACATCTTGTGGTAAGTCAACTGTAAACTGTGTTACAATAACAGGAACATTATTAAATATAAAATCGCCATAACCATTTAATTTTACTACTGGCGGAGGAGCACCAATGTGTGCATCGTTTCCACCATAAAACATTTTTGTTATACTTCTTAAATAATGAAGTGCCGCGACCCAGTATTGAGCTTCTGTTCCATTTTGTACAAAAAAGTCACCTGTAATAACTAGTTGATCCACTTGTGAATTCTGGTACGCAAAATACGGATAATTAGTATGTGTAGGTGCTATACTATTATAGTTGGCACTATGAGCAACAATAATTGTTGGAGTATATGGAAAACACAATCCCCCACTTGTTTCCAATGGTGCTAATAAATTTGATGACGCAAAAGGTTCTATGGTAGGTACACTTAATTTAACACGCCAATCTTGGTCAACTGCTTTTTTAAAAGAAGCACTTACGTCTTGTTTTGAAAAATCAGTACCATTTACTCCTTCAATAGGAATATTTTTACTACGTATAGCTTTACCGAACCCTGTACTATCTAAAAAGTTAGATGCCCATTTAGGCATTGGACCTTTAGCTACAGGTACTTCAGAGCCGTCGTCTTTTACCTTAACGCCTTGGTTGACTCCGTCTTTCGATATAATACCGTCTTTGAATACTGTTGCCATTTTGGTTAACTCCTACAAGTATTTAGTTGACTTTTTTAACTGCGTAGTTTATAATAGTGTATTATTTAAAGTTTGGAGACAATAAAAATGAAAAGAGTGAACTATCTCAACAATAGGGATATATTATCAGAAATACATAAGTCCAAAAACACGTTTTGTAGTTATACAGACGATGATTTTGCACAATATGACATAATTTTACCAAGTGTAGAAAAAATTAATATAAGAACCATAGCAGATGCTAAAAGAAACCAGGCTAAACGTATTGGTTTGAAGGAATACGAAGCAAGGAAAGAAGCAGGTGAAAAGGTTAAACAGGCTGATTGTGCCGTAGACTACAGAAAAATAGCAAAAACTGACGTAGTTTTTAGGATTATGACGTATGATCACATTCCAGAAGAAAAAGGTAGAAAGAAAAATCCTAAAAATATAGCAGATACTAAAACAAAATTGAATTTTCCACCATTTCAACATTTTAAGTTTGATACTGATGATAACCTAATTTGCGTAGGTAAAAGTCATTGGGAAGGTGGAATGGATAATGGCGCATTTAATAAAGCACACGGAATGGCAACTAATAAACTTGCCTTAATGTGGATGAAACTTTGTGAACGTTATGCAACAAGAGGTAATGTTAGAGGTTATACCTATAACGATGAAATGAAAGGACAAGCTATTCTTCAATTAACACAGATTGGCTTACAGTTTGATGAGTCAAAATCAAACAATCCTTTTGCATATTACACAGCGGCGGTTACAAACTCATTTGTAAGAATCATTAATATTGAAAAACGTAATCAAAATATTAGAGATGATATCTTAGAAATGAATCATATGAATCCTTCCTTTACTAGACAGAATCAAGGTCAGTGGGAAAAGGAGGCGGCTCGCCATAATAGTAAAGCAGTAGTAACGAAAGAAACTTCGGAAAAATAAAAATTTGACTATTTTGTTTTTCTCGTGTACAATATAGAAGTAATTGTGAGGATTAGGTTTGTTTAAAAAAGCGGCAGTATTCACAGATATCCATTTTGGACTAAAGTCGAATTCAAAAGTTCATAATGATGACTGTGAAGAATTTATAGATTGGTATATAGAACAAGCAAAAGAAAACGGTTGTGAAACTGGCATCTTTTGTGGTGATTGGCATCACAATAGAAACAGTTTAAACATTACAACAATGGACGCAACCATTAGAAGTCTTGAAAAATTAGGACAGGCTTTTGAAAAGTTCTATTTCTTTCCTGGTAATCACGATTTATACTACAAAGATAAAAGAGATATTAACTCAATCGACTTTGCAAGACATATAGAAGGTATTACAATGGTCAACGAAATGATGACCGAAGGTGATGTTACACTTATTCCTTGGTTAGTCGGTGATGAGTGGAAAAAGATTCCTAAAATCAAAAGCAAATACATATTTGGTCACTTCGAACTTCCAAACTTTTATATGAATGCTATGGTACAAATGCCTGACACAGGCGAGTTACAAGCAGATCACTTTAAAAACCAAGAATATGTGTTTAGTGGCCACTTCCATAAACGTCAAGTTAAAGGACCTGTTCATTATATAGGTAATGCACTCCCTCACAATTACGCAGATGCCTGGGATGATGAACGTGGTATGATGGTACTTGAGCATGGAGGTGAGCCACAGTATATTAACTGGTGGAACTGTCCTAAATATAGAACAGTAAAACTTTCTAGATTGTTAGATGAAAAAGATACACTTATAAAAAGTAAGATGTATCTACGTGTTACATTAGACTTACCTATTAGTTATGAAGAAGCAAACTTTATAAAAGAAACATTTATTAAAGAATATGATTGTAGAGAAATAAGTCTTATACCTAATACGCAAGACGAGGAAATGAATTCAGACATAGATATTACAAAATTTGAAAGTGTAGACGAAATTGTTGCTAAAGAAATTGAAGCAATAGAGTCAGACAGCTTTGATAAAAGTAAATTACTGTCAATATATAGAGATTTGAGTAAAGATGATTAAAATAAAAAGCATTACAGTAAAAAACTTCATGAGTGTGGGTAATACTACACAGGCAGTCGACTTTAATAAACAACAACTAACGTTAGTGCTTGGCGAAAACTTAGATCAAGGAGGTGACGATTCTGGTTCACGTAACGGTACAGGTAAGACTACAATTATTAATGCCTTGTCTTATGCTTTGTACGGCCAAGCACTAACGAACATTAGAAGAGATAACCTAGTTAACAAAACTAACAACAAAGGTATGTTAGTTACACTAACTTTTGACAAAGACGGTAAAGAATATAAAGTTGAAAGAGGTCGTAAACCTAATACAATGAAGTTCTTTATTAATAACGAAGAACAAGAGCTGTCAGATCAGTCGCAAGGTGACTCACGTAAAACACAAGAAGACATTAATAGCTTATTAGGTATGAGTCATGATATGTTTAAGCATATTGTGGCACTTAATACTTACACAGAGCCCTTCTTAGCACTAAAGAACAACGATCAACGTGCTATTATAGAACAGTTACTTGGTATTACACTACTTTCTGAGAAAGCTGATTTGTTAAGAGAACAAATACGTATTACAAGAGATAGACTTACTGAAGAAAATGCTAGAATATCAGCAGTAACAAGTAGTAATGAAAAGATTAAAGAGAATATTGAACGTTTACACAGTAGACGTAAGGCTTGGATTGCACAAAACAAACAAGACTGTGATAAACTTGCAAAAGCAATTAAAGAACTAGAACAACTTGACATTGATAGTGAGTTAGAAGATCATGACAAACTATCTGTATGGGAAGAAAACACAAAACACCTAACTAACCTAACTAAAGAAAAAGCAACTGTTGAACGTGCATTAGAACAAGCTGATAATAATGTAAACAAAATTGGTAAAGACCTAGATGATTTAGAAAGTGCCAAGTGTTATGCTTGTGGACAAGAGTTGCACGATGAAAAACTTGATGAAATGAAAGCTAAACTTCAAAAAGATTATGGTGATGCTCATGTATATCAAATGACTATGGCTGAGAAGTTAGAAAAAGTAGATAAAAAGATTGCAGAGGTAGGTGACCTTGATTCTAAACCTAATACATTTTATGAAACTGCCAAAGAAGCATATCAACATAGAGGTAACGTTGACTCATTGAATAAAAGTTTACAAGAAAAGACAGATGAACTTGATCCTTATTCAGAACAAATTGAAGATTTAGAAAAAACTGCAATACAAGAAATTAACTGGGATACTGTAAACGATCTTAATAGTACTAAAGACCATATGGACTTTTTATATAAACTATTAACTAACAAAGATAGCTTTATACGTAAAAAGATCATCGATCAGAACCTTGCATACTTGAATAATAGACTTACATACTACTTAGACAAGCTCGGACTTCCGCATACAGTTGTGTTTAAGAACGATCTAGGAGTTGAAATTACACAGTTAGGTCAGGATTTAGACTTTGATAATTTAAGTAGAGGTGAACGTAATAGACTTATACTTGGTATGAGTTGGGCATTCAGAGATGTATGGGAAAGTTTATATCAAAACATCAACTTATTGTTTATTGATGAGTTAGTTGATAGTGGTATGGATGCAAATGGTGTTGAAAACAGTATGAGTGTTCTTAAGAAAATGGGTAGAGAACGTCAAAAGAACATTTACCTTATATCACATAAAGAAGAACTAGCAAGTAGGGTAACTAATGTATTAAAAGTAGTTAAAGAAAATGGATTCACATCATATGACAATGATGTTGAAATAATGCAATGATATGATACTAGATAAGATCAAAGAACGTGGCGAAGAGATGGCTCTTTTACAAGGTCATGATAGGTTACAGTACTTGGTTGATCTAGCAAGAGAAGTTGAACCGTTATCCGACACAGATAAGATAGACGAAAACAAGATAAGAGGTTGTGCAAGTAACCTATGGGTTACAGGAAAGCAAAATAAAGATGGTACCATGCACTACAAACACGATGGAGATGCTTGGATTACCAAAGGTACTGCTAAAGTTATTATTGATTTAGTGAACGGTGAGCATAAAAACGAAATAGCAGGATTAACCTTGGAAAGTTTTAGACCATTAGGCGTAAAAGAACTATTAACCATGCAAAGGCAGGTAGGATTTGCAAGTTTAATTGATCGTATTATAAGTAAAGCACAAAAAGATGATTGAAGACGATACACACGATAAACTAACCAAAGCCTATATGGAATACTTTAAGGCTAATACAGATTGGGAAGTAAGGAAAAGCGAACGCACTAAAAGAGCCGCTAGAAGGTGGTTAAGTGAAATACGTAGGCTATGTACAAGCAGACGTAAAGAGATCATAGACGAGTACAAAGCCAAAAATGGAGACCCATACGATGATACTGAGTAAGTATCAGTATGGAGTGGACATATCAAGGTAAAAAAGTAGACGAGCTACCAGAAGACTGTGAAGCTTTCGTATACTTAATTACAAATACAACCAACAATCGCAAATACATAGGTAAAAAACTAGCAAAGTTTAGAAAGACTAGGCCACCTTTAAAGGGTCGTAGGAACAAACGCAGAAGTAAAGTTGAAAGCGACTGGCGAGAGTATTGGGGGTCATCAGATAATCTACAAGAAGACGTAAGCCAAATTGGCGAGGACAAATTTACTAGAGAGATATTATACTATTGTCCAAGTAGAGGCGTAGCAAGTTATTTAGAGGCAAGGGAGCAGTTCGAAAGAAGAGTCCTAGAGAAGGACGAATATTACAATGGTATTATCAACGTCAGAGTCGGCGGATCCAAAGTTTTAAGAGAAGCATTAAAAGGCAAATAACATACAACATTGTTTGATCGGGGTTGCTCGATCCGTATTGAAGTCATACTTTACGTATGATTGGAACTTACGAGTTGAAAGGGTAAGCTAACTACAGGCTTAAAAGATGTGGCTCTGTGAAACAGATACAACCACAGCATTAATATATTTTGCTTAACAAGGGTATATTAGTGTTCCGAAACTTTGCGAAGGCTAAGGTACGGAGTTGACGGGTTTCCGCTCTGGTACATATTATTATGTAATCCTTATTGTTAAGATGGTGATCTCATCTCACATGATGTAACCAATCTTTGCCCGGAGACGGGCGAAGTATGGCTCAACTATCTACATGATGCAAAAGTGCTTCGCACTTATTATTATCACATATGAAAAATTGTTTGAGTGTAACGAAAACAAAGATGAGCTTTAGCTCATCTACTAATGCAATTCCGGATCACGTCCATAACGGAATGCATCATTATCGTATACAACGCATGACTCCACTTTAAATTGCTTATGTGGATGTGCGTCCTTTAATTGCTGTATTGTGAGATCAGCTTCTAACTCATCACTACACTGAACTAAAGGTTCTGCGTTGCCCAACTCAAAAACGTTATATCTCGTCTGAGGCATAAGAGTATTTACGGGGTATGTTCGATGAATTATGTATAAATATAAAGTAACAGGAGACTAAACCATGAAAATAACACAAATAACAAGTGAAAATATAGTTAGCGAAGCTCCTGGCGGGTCTGCGTTAGGCAATATAGCACGTAAAGTAGGCGCAAAAGTGGCTGGCGCCGTTGGTGCCAAAGGCACCGCCGCTGGCATGACAGGAAAAGCTCAGGCTAACGATAGATCAAAAGAAATATTTGTACAATATAGACAATATATGGGTAACGTAGGTGGTAATCCAAAAGCACCAACTGTTGACCAAGTACAAGACTTTATGCAAAAACAAGGATTATCAACTACACATCTTAAAGGGTTAACTGGACAGATGACACCTAAACAAGTTGATGATGTTTTACAAAAAACTGCACAAGATACTTTTAAGGGTGACTTAGGAAAATCACAAGCAGGTTCAGAACCAGCAACACTAGGACAAAAATATAGTGGTGGCGGCGATGCACCAGCAGGTGGTACTGATCAAGCAGATCCTACAGGACAAAAACCTGCTCCAGCTAAAGCTGGCGGAGGAGCACCTGGTGGAAAAGGAATTCCAGCTGATATACAAAAAGCAGTTGATAGTTTAAATCCACAACAGAAAAAAGAACTAGCACAGTTGTTATAAGGATAAGATAATGAAACTGAACGAAGTTACTACATTAAAGTCGCAATCAATTTTAACAGAAAGTTGGAGCGAGTTAACAGAATCACAACATAGATACTTAGGTAGATTTGAACGTGAACTTTGGCCTTTAATGGAAGAACTGAAAACAGTTTTTGAAGCAGACCTTACAGCAGATCAAATTAAAAATATTTTCCAAGGTGCAGAAGCAAGTGCTAAAGCAAGTGGAAATAATAGAACAGCATTAGGAAAAGCGGCCGACGTAGCAAAGATTCCTGTTGACGTTATGAAGAAAGTTGATGCTAAAATCAACGAACTTGGTAAGATGGCGGCACAGGCTGGACCTATTAAAAATGCTGATGCAAAATTTGAAGAGCTAAAAAAGAAAATAGGATCAAGTGATTCTAAAATTGCCGCAGGCGTTAAAAAAGTAAGCGACTGGGCAAAAGCAAATCCAGGTAAGGCTTCATTAGCAGTAGGTATTTTAACTGCGGTGGCGGCTTTTGCCGGCGGACCAGCAGGTGGTGCCGCGGCAGGTTTCCTTTTACGTTCAACAACTGGATTATTAAAAGGCGAAAAACTTTCAACAGCAGTAGGTAAAGCGGCTAAAACAGCGGCCTATGGTGCTCTTGCTGGTATGGCCTTTAGAGCATTATCAGATACAGTACTAGACAATGTTATGGCAACGCAAGAAGCTGAATGGATTGCTATGGAAGAAGCATATCAAAACGCAAACGTAGATGCGGCCAAAGATGAAATTGCAAAAGCATTTGGTTTAGAAAGTGTTGATACAGCATTAGATGGTGTAGTAAGATATCAATCAACAGGATCATACAACGCATTTAATTGGAATTATGATGTAATGATTACTCCAGAAAACAGAGGAACATTTGATGCATTAAAGGCGGCTATGGATAATGCAGAGTCATTTTCACAAAATGATATTATTGCAACAATGAAGTTTCATGATTTTATGGCTGGACTTGTTAATGATCCAGAAGCAAACAAACTTGCAGAAGTTTGGAATGCAATGAAACAAATAAATCCTGGAGAGCTTACAAGTGATCAATTAGATGCACTTATGGCCGCTTCAGATGACATGGACAAGTTATATGATACAATAGAAGGTATGGGAGCAGTAGGAGCCGCGGCAATACAAGGTGCGGCGAACATCGTTGATGATAATAAGAAAACAGCAATTCAAGCCAAACCAGTTGATCCAAAGAAATTAGAAAAAGCAAAAGCTGATGCAGAAGAAGGCGAAAAAGAAGCAGTAGATTACGATTACGAAACACAGTTTAACGAATACCTAGAAGAAGGTCCTTTAGATGCAATTAAAAAAGGTGCAAGTGCAGTAGGCGGAGCAATTAAAAAAGGTGCGGCGGCTGTTGGACGAGGTGCTAGTAACCTTACTAACAAAGTTACAGCAGACAAGTTAATGAAGCAATGGAAAAAGATGGGCGAACCTAAAGACATGGGTACAGTTGTAAACATTTTAGCAGGTGCAGGATTAACAAACGATCAGATTAGTGGAATAGGTAAAGAACAAAAAGTTAAATTACCTACACCAACAAAACCAGAAGCGGGTGCAGATACTACAGACGCAGATGGTACACCAGTAGATAAAACTTTTGACAAAAGTCAAAAGATGTCAGACTTTGGTAAAGTAGGAAAAGATGCTGAACCAATGCCTAAAGATGGCGCACCAGGAAAAGACGGTGCTCCAGGTATAGCAGGAACTCCAGGTAAAGCAGGTGCTGACGGTAAAGCAGGTGCTCCTGGTAAAGACGGTGCTCCAAGCAACGTAACACCAATTGATAAAAACAAAGACGGCAAAGACGATAACACAGGAAAAGTAATTCAAATGCCTGGTACTAAACCAGCTGACGGAGTTGGTGCTCCTCAAAGTGGAATTGCAAAAGGTGCCGCAAGTGCTACTCCTAAACAAGGACAAGCAAAAGCAACTGCTCCTAGTGGACAAGCAAACGCAGTAGACGTTCCAGCACTAGCAAAACAAATAAGTGATGCAGGAGTTGGTGCAGAAATTAAAGCACAGCTTTCAGGAACACAAGGTGGCGGAAGTGATTTAGGTCAAGGTTTAGAAATAGACATTCCAACACTAGCACAAAAGATTAGTGATGCTGGAATGCAACAATCAATTAAACAACAACTTACAACAAAAGAACCTGCCTAGAAAAAAGGCATACTTGTTTTTTTAGCAGTTTCAAGATTCTGCTTAACGAGTTTAGCAAATACTTCTCTATCCTCAGGACCTACAGCATACATTTCGTCAAGGGTCACACCTCCACGCATATACCAACAAAGTCTACTTAATTCAAGTTTGAAGTTTTTTGTCTCGTTTTCCATGTCTTCGACGATTTTTAGGATCTCTTCGAGAGACTTGCTTAAGATCCTTATGCGAAAAAATTTGATTGGTCGAATGTAATTGGTACTTCAAAGTTTTCTGGAGCACCTAAGTCACGTTCCTCTTGAGTAGTTTCTACTTTAAAAGGTTCAACCTCATATTTTTGCTTTTCTTTTGTTAGATGATCTGTAATTGCAGTAAAGAAATTTTTATCAGCATTCTTTATAAACTCTGCAATATGATTTTGATCAACAACAACTTCGTCACCAACTTGGATTTGTACAATTCCATGAGTTACCATATCAATAGTAACATTAGTCAGTTTAGTAAATGACTCTGAAAACCTTTCTAGTTTTTCTGCATCATTAAGTTCTGAACTATTAATTACTGAAGCAATACGTTGTTCTTCAAACGTCTTAATTGCTGTTCTAGTATACTCTTGGTAAGTTTGGGGTCTTAACGTAATTTTGAATTTCTCAATAGTAACTACATTCTCATAACTTATGTTTTGATATTTGTCTAGTAACTGTCTTAAATCAAGATCAAATTTACGTGTTGTTCCTGCTTCAGGAACTCTTGTTTCAATTTCCATCTTCTCACCATAAGTAGCAATCCTGATAGCAATTAAAATTGCATCAACATCAATGCTAGGTATTACCCACGCATTTTTAATATTAGGTATACAACTTTGTATTACATCTACTACAGATTGACCATTTAATAGTGCATCTGGTGTTTTGAAAGCAAGTTCGTCTTTGGCCGTCATAGCATAAACAGGAAGTTCACCATTTTCAGTCATTTCAATGGAACCCTCTTTATACCAGTGACCTTTGCTAGGCAAAGACAAGTATATTTTAGGTTGCCTAAAATATTTCTGTAACGGGTTTGGTCCCGATGGTTTTATTTCTGGCATGATTTTCTCCGGCTAAATAATAAAGTATTCATATTGATATTTATGGTACGGAGTTAACTGGGTATATAATATATGGTTCAAGTCACATATCAAGGCGGAGGAATGGATGGCGTTACATCAAACGCCGCTTCAGAAGCCACATTACAGCTACTTTTAAAAGCCTTAAGTGGTAAGGGCGGTGGTGCGGGTGTACAAGATGCCTACAATAAAGCCCAAAATAAGGGTATGCTTGGGCAAAAAGCCCTAACAAAGTCTACTGGTGCACAAACTAAAGCTACTGATAAACAAACAGCGGCCGCAAAAGCCTCTGCTAGAGCATTTAAAATGGTTACAGGTGCAGTCAAAGGCACCCTTGGAATGCTTGTTGGTACTATTGGTAATGTTGCCAATTCTGCCGCAAATTTAGGAAAAGAATTATTAGCTGGTGGAACTAGCATAGGTGACTTTACAAAACACATATCAGGATTAGTTTCAAAATTTCCAATATTTGGTGGAATGATGGGAGGTGCCATATCAACAATGGTTGGTATGATTGAAGGACAAATAGCATCTTTCAGACAACTTTCTAATTCAGGTATTGACTTTGGTGGCAGTTTATTTGAAATTATGAACCAGTCAACTAAAACAGGATTAAGCATGGAGCAATTTGCAGGTGCTTTATCAGAAGGTTCTCAAAACCTAGCAACAATGTTTGGAGGTGCTTCAGCAGGTGCTTCAAGATTTGCAGGACTACAAAGAGAGCTTAAAGGATCAATTGGAGAGCTAAACAGATTAGGTGTTAGCTTAGATGAAGTTGGTACTTTTACAAATGATTATTTAGAAATTGCAAAAATATCTGGACGTTATCAAAATATGACAGACAGACAATTAGCGGCAGGAACAAAAGATTATATC